TACCGACCAAATTCTGGCGGCGGCAGAACAACCGCTAAAAACTCAAGCGGAGTCATTTAAGTCCTTGCGGTCAGAAGAGTTCGAGTTGGCGTGCGTCTTTAGTTTCGGCTCCGTCAGGGGGCGCCATCACAGTTAAGCGTCTAAGAACTTCTAGTTGCCACTCTTTGGGCATGCCTGCGTCCAACTCCATGAGTTCTGCGCTAAAGCGGATTAGCTCTTGCGTGGTGAGGGATCGAGGTTGTATTCCGTACATATTTTTCTCCATGCCTCGTCTGCTGAGTGAGAGGTCTTCATTATGTGAGTTAAGAATTCGACACGGTCACGATAGGCCACAAACACTTCCGTGCCTGTAAACCAGTTGTAGACAGTTTGTCGAGAGACGCCGAGAGCATAGGCAATCTTCGTGACCGGAAAGTCATGGTGGATCGCCCAACGCCCAAGCTGGTTGCCCAGAGACTTGGGAGTCTTTGCTACTTCGTCAATGATTTTTTGTGAATAGGCCATGTTTTTTAAAGGGGGCCGAAGCCCCCTGTGTGCTTACTCATCGTCCCAATCAGCAACGATGTCGGCCAGCTTGTTCTTCTTAGCTGGGGCGGCTTCCACTTTGGCGGGAGCTTTACGGACTTCTGGCTCCTCTTCAGCCTCCACCTCAACAGCCTTGGTTTTCTTGGGCTTGGCGGCTTTGACTTCAGCCATAGCTTCGGCCTCGTCTTCGTCCAGCATCTCACCCATAGGCTTAGCCGCAGGGCGCTTGCCTTCAATAGCCAATGGTGCAGGGGCAGTAACGCCATCCACAGCGGCAGGGGTTGAAGACACAGCCTTCTCAGCATCCTTGGATGTGCTTTGTGTCTGCACAATCTCGTACTCGTCATCAGTCAACCAACGCACAGGGGCGAAGATCAGCTTGGGTGACTCAGCCTTGGTGTCAAACTTCATACGGGTCACGATGGAGTCCAAGTTAACAGGAGGGGTCTGAGCCGCCATAGCACGGGCGTAGGCTTGCAAAGGGCGCTTGTCGCCTTCTTCTTTGCCGAAGATGGACGTAGCTGGCAGGGTTACCTGCAATACATCGCCTTCAGGGTTATTAGCCAAGACCACAGCCAAGCGCTGTTGATAACGGCAAGCACGGCTGTTGCCATTGCCTGACCCTGCGATATTCTGTGGGCAAGCGGCACAGCTAGAAGCCTGTGGGTTCCTCACGCCTGCATCAGGCTTGTCACCATCACCAGAGGTGCAGTCAGGGGGTGCAGCCGCCGCGTCCTTGTCGTAGGAGCCAGCGTAGAAGATACGGCTGACCTTGGGGGCAGCTTTGACCACGATTACATCCAAGAAGCGCTCGTCAATTGCGGCGATCTCTTTGCCACCAGCGAGCAGGCGGAACACGCCACCCTTGATGGAGACGCGCTTCATGCCGTTACTGGTAGGTGCACCACCAGCCAAGGCCAAAGTAGTTGCTGAGAGAGCCGCGTTCTTAGCGAAAGCTGGCACGTTTGAAGGGTTGAACATTGCAATGTTGCTCATTTGATTTCCATTTAAGTTGGTTTACGTACAGAGATGTCATACTCAGAGGCTGAGTTGAGTCCGGGCGGTACGACCCCGGGGTTTTCTTCCAAGAACTGCTTCATGTTGGTCTGTGCGATGCGCTTCTCCAAGAGCTCAATAGCTTCGTGGGCTATGACGAACTTCTTAAATTCGTCCCAGTCTTGGGTGGAGTAACGCGTCTTTACAGACAGCACGACAGTGCCCTCGGTAGTGCGTACAGATGTGACGCCCATCGTCTTCATCTGGTCTTTCATTGCGTTCTTGATCTCGTCCTGTTGCGCCTTGAGTACTTCGACTTGCGTGTCGTACTCTTGGGTTAGGTCGGCAATCTTGCTACGCAGTTTGCGGTAGATTTTTGCTAGTTTGTCTAGCGGTACTAAGTCTTCTGACACTTGCTTCTCCTGTTTAATTATTGTCTAAGGTTGGACAGTTTACATGTAATTCAATCGCTTGCAACCCCCTTTCATGATTTAATTTCAGTCTCGAACATGTCGGTCAAAAGTAAGTTATCGCTAACTTTCCCTGCCAACGCACTAAACATCTTCCTCTCGATAGCGCTACCCTGAATGTGAATCACAGTAACTTTGTCTGAGTCCTGCCCCTTGCGGTCAGCACGGGCACAACACTGGATGTACTGCTCTACGCTCATCAGTGGCCCATAGAACACCACAGTATCAGCGGCAGTCAGCGTGATGCCGTGCGCAGATGCCGCAGGCTGCATGACCAACACTCTAGGGTCAGCCTCAGTCTGGAAGCGATTGATCGTTTGCCCACGCTTGCTTGGCGTTACATCCCCGTGGATGCACTCATTGACAATACCTTTCTTGGTGAGGTAGTTGCTGATGGTGTCGATGGTGCTTCGGAACAAAGCGAAGATGATGACCTTGCGATCCGTCTCCTCCAGTATCTCCTCCAGTACAGCCAACCGAGGCGCTGAGTCAAACTCAACAACTTCTTTGTCGTCTGTGTAGGCGGCTCCACAACTGATCTGCAACAGCTTACTTACACCAGCGGCGGCATTGACTGCCGTGATGGTCTCCCCTGCGGCTAGCACAAGCATGCGTTCTTTGAGCATGTTGTAGTACTTGGCTTGCTGTGGTGTTAGCGCTACCTCACGCGTCATGGTAATGACAGGGGGTAAGTCTAGGCACTGTGCTTTGGTGTAGCGTATCGCTGGCTGGAGAGCCTCGTGTACCTTATCCTTGGCATCATGCTTTGGCGCCCACTTGAACAGCGTGATCTTGTTCATCACCTTGTCTCGCCACGCAGTAAAGAACTTAGGCACGCCATCAGGGTTAACCAACTTAGCCAAGCCGTAAGCATCGACAGGCGACTGCGAAGCAGGCGTGCCCGTCATCATCCACAGGTATGTGGTTGGCGTAAGGATTGAGTTAAGCGACTTCCATCTGCGTGTCGTGGGTGTCTTGTATGCGTTGGCTTCGTCAACAATCACAAGGTCAAAGCGGCCATCGTTAACAACCTCATTGGCGATCAAGTTGAGACCTTCGTAATTCGTGATTACAATTTCGTAATCTCGCTGAATCATCTCGATGCGCCGACTAGCCTGAGCATGGTGCGCGATAACGGCAGAGCGATGAATGATGCTGTTGTTGATGTCGCCCATCCACGCACTGTGCATGATGGACAAGGGGCACAGAATCAAAACCCTACGCACCTTCTTGAGCTTCATCAAGTAATCAGCCGCCCATAGAGCAGATAGCGTCTTGCCAGTGCCGGGTTCGGAGAACACGAATGCCCTCCTGTACAGCGTCAAGAACGCGGCAGTCTCTATCTGGTGAGCCATAGGCGTGTAACGCCCCGGCCAGTCATAGCGCCTAGTGATAGGCGATGGCACATCCTTAACACCTAGGTTACGCAAGACCCGCGCTTCATCAAGACCCCAGTACACAGCAACGTCGTAGCCTCCGTCTGCACGAAGCATGGCTTTGCTCTTAGGGATGATTGAGTATTTGTGCGGGTTCCTTGTTCGTAAGATAAGTGCTCTGTCTTCTACAATTTCCATTGCTTCTCCGAGGATTATTTATTGTCTGCTCTGTTGGCAGATTTGCTACGCATACGCAAGTTACCTTTGGCTGACGTGCCACCTGAGCGCATGGGCTTGATGTGATCCACATCTTTGCCGTCACCCTTGGTGGCTGACCCCGTCTTCTCCATCATGCGACGAGCCTTAACGCGCTCTGCTCGCTTCTTGATCTGATCGGGCTTGCCTTGGTAGTTAGCGTACTCTGACGAATAGTTTCTTGTGGCCATGACTGTTCCTAATGCTTAGGGTTGAACTCGCATCCGGTGACCTGACACCATCCGCAAAGTGGGGTTTGATTGGGGTTCCATACCTCGTTCTCGAAGCATGCCTCAAGACGCGCAGTACGCTCACGGTACTTCCACCAGAAGGCTTCAGACTGATCGCGTGTCATCTGCATCTTGACCATATCATTTTTCACAATGAACAGCAACGCTGAGTTAACCTTACGTATGTGTGGGAAGTGCTGGAACACCATGAGCGACATCAATACAAGCTGATCCCTGTCGGGGTACTTGTTGTTGCCGGTCTTCCAGTCTCCCACCCATGCCGTAAGGTTCTCATCGTCAACAATCAGAATGTCAGCGATGCCCCGCACCCAAACATCGGGTGCTTTCCAGTTAGTAGGCGTAAGGTCAGCGCGTAGCGCCATCTCATACTCTGCTAGCTTTCTTCCGGGCTTCTTGAGCATGGCGTCCACCACAGGCTGGAACTGCTCGTACTCAGGCGGTATAGGCTTTTGATCTTGGATGTAGTCCTCGATAGCCTTATGCACCTGATTGCCGTAACGCGTGGCCTCAGTCTCTTGGAAGGGGTACTTCTTCAAGACCTTGACCTCGTGATACCTGCGTTGGCAACCCTCAAAATCTTTGAGGCTGCTGTGTGACCATGCTGGTTTTTTCATTTGAGTGTTTCTGTGCAACGAATGACTGCGCGTCCTACATGGCCAAAGTAACCGCCACACAAGGAGTCCCCGCTACGGGACTCACAAGAAATCTCGCCCCCGTGAGGGCAATCATCGTTGTGCAGAGGCATTGTTCCATGCTCACTGTTAGGGTAAGGTTTGATGGCTACTGGGCGCCATCTAAGGATTTCAATCTCGCCGTCAATGTTGGTTGTTATCTCTTGAATCATTCAAACCTCGCTGTGTTAATGGCTTTGTTAAGCCGTGATGCAAACGCAGATACAAAGCGCTCGTCCCGATACAAGGGGCTGTCCATGTCATGCAGGATTGCATGCGTAAGCTCATGCCAGAATGTGTCGCCGACTTCGTGCTTTGTAAACGGCTTGCCTAAGTGGTTGCGTGTACCGATACGAATGTGTTGCGCGTCATAGTGCACACGCCCCACATAGCTCTTATCGATCATAGCCTCAATGACTTCCACGCTATACCACCGCCTACCTACTCTTATTTTTGTTGGTAACTTCAATACTGCTTCTCCTAGTTTTTTGCTAACCCGTAACGACGGTGCGCGCCACCGTCAGCGGACAATGGTATGCCTTGCATATAGCTTGGCTCCATAGTCATCTGCGCCAAGACCCAAGTCTTAGCTTCCTCTACCTCGGCATCAGGTACAACAGCGATCAATTCGTCGTGCACTGTGCCTGCTATGAAGTATCTTTTGGATACCCGTAGCATTCCGTCAGTCATCACAATACGCGCCAACGCTTGCGTGACATTGTTTGTTACCTTGCCTGCATACAACTTGGTTGCATCGGCGCCGTAAACCCACTGGTCTCTACCCTTCTCATCCTTCTCTCGTCTCAGATTGGGGTAGTGCAAGCTCATTCCATTGGGTAATTCTATACGACCCTTGCGAAACGTCAAGCACTTGTATGTGTAGTCTTTGCCATAGTACAAAGCCGACTCAATCTGTCTCTCGCACATCTGCCAAAAGCCCACAACAGGGTACGCTGTAGCTCTGTAGATATCAATGATGCGCTTGGACGCTACGGCATGCATGGCTAACTCGTACAGGCTACAGGTGTGCGGGATATCCCTAAGCTTGGCTTCGGTGTCTTGCCAACTCAGGAACTCAATCGCCTTCTTCTTGCTTACGCCAAGTTGCCGCGCAAAATCTGCTTCGTAGCGTACCGGCGGTGCGCCCAGAAATCCTGTCGTTAGTTGCGAAGCAAACGATGCCCAACCAAGCCCATAGCCACAGCCAAGGAGCGCAGACTTCGCAGACTGTCGAAGATCTGGGTGAGTTTCTTTGGTGAGGTTTGGTATGTTAAACATCTGCGCACCGAACGCGGCATAAGGATCGCCTCCAGCACTGAAGATACCGAGCATGTCTGTGTAGTCCGATAGCCACGCAAGGACTCGCGGCTCGATCTGCGAGAGGTCACCAACAACAAGCTGATGCCCTTCGGGAGCCATTATCGCTTTGCGTAGGAACGATCCTCGCTTGAGGTTTTGCATGTTGATGGCCGAACCCTTGCTTGCCGTCCACCTTCCTGTTTGCGCCCCATAGTAAGACAGAGGGACTGGAAGCGCACCACGCTTGCTAATATCGAGGAATCGCTGCGCACGGGTTCTCTCAGTGGTCGATTTAACCCGAAGACGCGCTTCACAAAGTAGGGCAACGTCTTCACGTTCACTGTTGAGTAGCGTTTGAAATAAGGCATCGCTCTTAGCAAGGGCAAGTGTCTCTTTCCCAGTCGTCTTGCTTGTCTTGGTTGGCGGAACCACGTCGAGTTTTTTAAGTAGTTCAGCAAACTGTTGGTTCGACGCCAGTGTAGTTTCCACCACGTCGAGCTTCTGTAATAGGGCTTCACGTTTTTCCTTTTCATCTAGTATGGCGTCCGTCAGCATGTTGGGGTCAAGCTGCAGCACAGGGCGTGTGTACATCTTCAGCGTCATGTCGATGAGCCGAAGTTCCTTGGACGGGTATCCATCGACCAAGCGTGTAAAGATTCTTTCGCATAGATATACGTCGTGTTTGCAATAGTCTGCAAGCTCAGATTCCATGACCTCGTCCAACTCGGCCACACCATTGGTGCTGTGTACGGCTGTCCCTTTGGCGGGAAGATCAAAATCGACTGCAAGTTTGGCGAGACTGTTGCCAACCTCCACGCCTCTGAGAGCTCGCGCCATCGATAGCGTGTCGAAGATGAAGGCTGGATGTACAGCGTAGACCCACTCCATAATGGATACATCGAACTGTGCGTTGTGTGCAAGTACTGCGGTTCGTCCCCAATCGACACCATTGAAGTACTCACGTAGTCCCTCCGCGCTAACCCATCTAGTTGGTTCATCGCTTCCGTATACATGGACGCAAGCTCCGAACGCTCTGAATTTATCATGGCGTATGTACTCCTCGGTTGTCATCTTGGTGAGTGTGTAACCTTCCTTGGTGTCCCAATAGGTTTCGAAGTCGATCGTTAGGATCGTGTCGTATGGTTTGGTCATGACTGATCCCTTGCTCTGATAGCTCTGTAGCAATCTTCTGCGTCAGGTTTGTTTGGCTCATTCTCTTCGGGCGAGTCCAACCATTCGTGCCACATCAACTCACACACCCTTGCACACGCCTCACGCTC